CTAACGTAAAACTAAGCTGGTCCCAGCGGCCCGCGAAGGAGTGACGATGACTGGTACGGATTCGCGGGCCGTTGGGGCTCAGCTTGAGTGCAATGTTGGGCGGCTGGAGCCGGAGCGCGACAAATGAGGATTGGCAAAAACTTCGCGGTGAACTACATGAGCCGCAACAACAACGCGCTGTGGCTGTGGCTGGACGTGAAGCTCGGCCGCTTCTGGTACGTGTTCATGTGGCGCAAGGGCCAGCGCCCGTACCTGTACCGCAGCACCGATGCCACGCCACCCGACCGCGAGTTCGCGCGCAACGAGGGGCGCTGGTTCTTCGGCCGCCATGTGGGCCGGATGGATTGACGGGCCTAACGTCGGCGTTAAGCGGGCGCCCGGCAAGAAGTAAGAAGGCGCGGAGGCCTGTTGGCGCTCCGCTTGAACAACCAGTTCGGCCTCTGGTGCCGAAGCGAGAGGACGGCGATGAGCAACATATTTGCCCACACCGAGGCAACGCCCGAAGGGGGATACCCGGCTTACGTGTCGATCAACCGAGACGACCAAGGACGCCACACGATCACGGTGCGTTCGCGCGGCAACGGTGGCCGCGACGTGGCGACCATCGAAGTTCCTGAATCGGTGCTGGCGCGTATGGCCGTGGCGCTGATGGACCCGCGCAAGCGCCTTGGCAACGGTGGCGCCATCGTCCGCGCCGCTGCTGCGATTGCCACCAAGGGGGAGCGATGAGCCTTCCAGACGCACAACGCGCCGCGTTTTTGGCGTGGGCATCAGACCGTTGGCGAGCAGATGCCTACAGGCACATCAGCGAGACGAGCGGCGAGTGGGACGCTTGGCAAGCAGCTCTCGCATCCCAAGCGGCCGAGGTGGAAGCGCTGCGGGCAGATTCGGAGCGACTTCAGAAGGCTTGGGACGCATCCTTTGCGCAGGCGATGGCGAACGGCGAGAGAAGTATATCCCAAGCGGCCGAACTCCAGTCCCTCCGCGATGCCATCGCCAACGACAGCCTGGCCTGCACCTACCAAACCCTCGGCCAGTACCGAACGATGCTGCTGGCTGCGGTTGATTCACTACTCCGCAAGGACTAACCATGCCCCGTACCAAAAAGGTCATTCGCTATGTCAAAAAGGGAATCCAGCTCCCTGAAGACCTCCTCATTGAGGTCGACCTTGAGCTCTTCTCCGACGTTGAAGGGAAAGTCCCCTTCGCCGCCTGGCAGAAACTCGTCGAACCCCTCCTCCGCCAGTGGCTCGCGGAGCGCCGTGCTGCCCGCCGGGCTGCGGTTGAGGCCAGAGGAAATCGACCTCTGCGTGAGGGTGGCGCAGCTTCGCCGGACGATTGAAGCTGATGAGAGCCCCAAGGCGGCAGTGACCCACCTCTGCCGCGCGATTGAAGATGAACTGTTCAAGAAATGGAGATTGAAGTGAGCAAAATCTGCCCCATTCCAGAACCGACTCTGGACGACTACAAGGCGCTGTTGAAGGCGCACGACTGGCTGTACGAATGGTCGGACGACCAGCGGGTCTGGGCCCGCGGCCGCGAGCAGCGCGTGCATTTGAAGCGCCTGCAATCCCACCTCGACCCGGACGCGAGCGTCTGGAACTCCCTGTGCCACCCGGATTGCAAGGTGCTGTGATGATCGAACTCAATAACGAACAGGCAGCGGCCCTGGAAGCCATTGAGAAGTGGCTCAAGCCGGAAGATGTGGAGCAGTTTTTTGTACTCAGCGGCAGCGCCGGCACCGGCAAAACCACGCTGGTTCGCCAGCTCTCCGACAAGATGCGCGGGCGCCTGGTCTTCACCGCCCCAACGAACAAGGCCACGCGGGTGCTGCGGCAGGCCGTGAGTACGCCGAACTACAAGCCCGAGTGCCGGACGATCTATTCGCTGCTCGGCCTGCGGTTGGAAGCCAACGGCGAGGTCAAGGAGCTGACCGCCCCTGAAGACCCGATCGACCTGTCGCAGTATCGCTGCGTGGTGGTGGATGAGGGCAGCATGGTGAATGAAAACCTCCGCCAGCACATCAAGTCCGCGGCGACGCTGTTCAATGTCAAGTTCCTGTTCCTCGGCGACCCGGCACAGCTGCCGCCGGTCGGGGAGGTCAAGTCCCCGATCTGGCGCGTGAAGCACGGTGCGTCGCTGGTCAAGGTCATGCGCCATGACAACCAGATCTTGGCGCTTGCGACGCGGCTGCGCGAGCAGGTCGACGCGCCGAGCCCGACGATCAAGATCGTCAACGACCATGAGGCGGATGAAGGAGTCTGGTCACTGTACCCCTACGAGCTGATCGAGCGGGTGCGGGACGAGGCTCAGGCCGGCAACCTCTCTCGCCCCGATGCTTCGAAGGTCATCGCATGGCGGAACGTCACAGTCGACAAGTACAACCGCCTTGCCCGCGGCACGATCTTCGGCGCCGAGGCGGTGCAGCCCTGGCTGGCCGGGGACCGGGTGATCTTCACTGCGCCGGCGAAGGACTTGGCTGATGAGCAGATCGCCGCCACGGATGACGAAGGGCTGGTCGAGCGCGTCACCGAAGCCTGGCACCCGGGGTATTCGGACTTCAAGGTGCACAACGTGACCGTGACCCTGGACGACAACCGCGTGGCCGTGGCGCGGGTGCTGCACCCGGAGTTCGAAGGGCCGTACAAGCGCCGATGCGAGCAGTACGCTGAGGCGGCGAAGCTCGACAAGCGGAAGTGGCGGTTTTTCTGGGACTTCAAGGAGAGTTTCCACAGCCTGCGGCATGCCTATGCCATCACAGCCCACCGCGCGCAGGGCTCGACCTACGACACCGCGCTGGTCGACATGCGGGACATTCTCTTGAACCAGACCCGCCGCGAGGCTTTCCAGTGCCTCTACGTAGCCTGCACGCGGCCGAAGAAACGGTTGTTTGTGGGTTGACAACTGGAGAATTGTGTGCAAAACTCACGATAGATTAACCCAACGGAGCCTCAGTCATGCGCCACCCGAAACACTTGTCCTTCAACCCGCTGGCATGGGAGATTGCCCATATCTGCCAGCACCGGCGGTTCTACTCCCGGCTGTACGCGCAGAGGATCGCGCGATGACCCAATCCACCAGCACCCTGCTCCGGATTGCGGAGCTGCGCAACAAGGCCCGCGCCGGGACAATGACCCTGGAAGATGCGCGGGAGGCGGCGCGGATTCTGCGGGAGGAACGCGCCGCGGTCCAGCAACCCACGGCGGGTTCCCGGGCGAAGAAGGCCACGGCCCCGAAGCCGAATGCCGACGATTTGCTGAGCGAACTCGACAAGCTCTGACGAACGCAGCGACCTTGGGCGGCTAGTCTGCCCAATCCGCTACGCTCCTGTAGCGCTCAACAGGAAACAACGATGAAACTGATCGTTCGTGACAAGCCCCTGTGGCTTCCCAATCCCGCCAACTTTGTGCAGATGAACTTCGACGACCCGAAGAGCGTTTGGGAACACGCCTACCTCTCTGACGCCGAAATGCGCAGCTCCGGCTGGGTTCTCCTCGGCAAGACCGACCTGCACATGACCATTGACGTGTCGCCGGACAGCCTGGCCAACGACGCGGCCGAAGCCATCACGATCAAGATGGCGGAGCTGCGGGAGGCGCATGAGCGGCAGATGCAGGCGTTGGAAGAGGGGCTGAAGAAGCTCCAAGCCCTGACCTACACGCCGAAGGGGGAGTGATATGAACCTCAACCAACATGGGCAGGAGGTCTATGAGACCCCTGTCTGTTTCCCCCACGACCTCGACGAGAAGGAAGCCAAGGAACTCCTGCTGACGTTGATCGCTCATCTGGGTCTCGAGGTCTGGGCCACCAACGGCACGAAGTCGGGTTTCAAGGAAATTCAACTGCGAAAGGTGGAGTCATGACCCGCCCCATGTTCCCTCCCACGATCGACAGCACGATCCTCGCGGCGTTCCGCTCCTGCCCCCACAAGGCCTTCCGCACCTACGTCGAGCATTGGAAGCCCAAGGCCGAGTCGGTGCATCTGGTCGCCGGCGGGGCGTTTGCCAAGGGCATCGAGGTCGCGCGCATGGCCTTTTTCGAGAAGGGCGCATCGAAGGCTGACGCCGAGGCCCTGGGCATCCAAGCCCTCATGGTGGCCTACGGGGACTTCGAATGCCCGCCCGAATCGGCCAAGTCCCTCGAACGCACGGCCGGGGCGCTGGAGTTCTACTTCGACCGATATCCCCTCGGCGCTGATGGCATGACCCCCATCACCCGCAGCGACGGCCGCAAGGGCATCGAGTTCTCCTTCGCCGAGCCCTTGAATATCACGCACCCAGTCACCGGCGACCCGATCATCTACACTGGCCGGGCCGACCTGATCGCCCACTTCGCCGGGGGCATCTACATCGTCGACGAAAAGACGACCAGCCAACTCGGCGCGAGCTGGGCCAAGCAGTGGGAACTCCGCAGCCAATTCACCGGGTACCAGTGGGCGGCCCGGCGGGTTGGGGTCGAGGCCCAGGGCACCGTTATCCGCGGTGTCTCGATCCTGAAGACCAAGTACGACACCCTGCAAGCGCTCACGAACCGCGCCCAGTGGGAAATCGACCGCTGGGTCTACCAGGTCGAGCGCGATGTGGCCCGGATGATCCAGTGCTGGCGGGATGGATACTGGGACCATTCGCTCGACACCGCCTGCACCGAGTACGGCGGCTGCTCCCTGGTGCAGGTGTGCAAGAGCAAGGACCCCGAGAGCTGGCTCCCGATGTACTTCGAGCAGCGGGTTTGGGACCCTCTGGCCAGGCGGCAGCTCACCGTGCCGGAGTGGGAAGCGAGCTGGGGGCATGTGGTATGAGGCTCATTGCAACTGGCCGCTTAGAGAACCTCGACCTTGTGCTGTCAGTAGGCGCAGTCGATCACATCACACGGCACCCATTCTTTTTCTGGAAAGAACGGCGCACCCGTCGAATCGTCAAGCGGGATCCTGCGAGCTGGTATTTTACTGACACAGGGCAGTACTGCCCGATCGGAGAAATGGAGCGGCTTATCAAGACACTTCCTGATTGAATCCCTCGTCAATTAACCTCGGCTAATTCGGCCGAGTTTTCCTCGCGCAGAAAGGCGCATTCACCATGACCAAGTTCCTCCTCTACGCCGCCACTCTGGGGGCTTTCTTGGCCACGCCGGCCGTGCTCTGGGCCGATACGGTCAGCATGGCCCCGCAAGGCCGCTGTCCGAAGACCCCGTGCATTTTCCCCGACAAGATCGACAAGTGCAAGGCCCACCCGGCCAGCTGCCGCTGATGGCCCGCGCGGAGTACTTTCTCGGCACCCGGCATCTGGGTTCCTCAGAGTTCGAGTGCCAAGACTGCACTCCGCATTCCCTCGCCTACTTCTGCCCAACCTGCGGGGAGGTCTGGGCGAGGGTTCTCGCAGGCCCCTATTGGTCCATCACCCACGCGCCTTGCGAGAAGCACCTTCCCCAAGGCGTCCCTGACTGGAACTACTTACCTGGATCGCTCTGCGGCGGCTATCGCTACCGGCGGGACGATCTAAGTAAGATGTTCTGGGCATCTGCCCTCGAGCACTTACCTGCCGCGGTTCTCATGCGAGAGCTGCAACTCCTCTGGAAATGGTATGACGAAAGAGACTGCCATGAATGACGATACCCTGACCACCACGCTCCGGCGGCTGCAAGGCTGCAAGGAGCACATGGACGCCCTGGATGCCGAGCTGCTCGAAGAGCTGCGGCTGTTCACCAACAACGGCTGCAATCTCGACCGGCTCAGCGAGCGCCAGCGCGACTCGATCGAGTACCTGGCCGAAGAATACCTGCCCAAGGAGGGCGCATGACCGGCCCGGCAGCCCTCCCCGGCTGCAACGTCCTGCTCATGGGCCCTGCTGGCACCGGCAAGACTCACTCCATCGGCACAGTCGTTGACCTCGGTTACGACGTTCACTTCTTCGCCTTCGAGGCCGGCAGCGAGACGCTCCGCGGCTACTACACCGACCGGGGCTTACCCATCCCCGACAACCTCCACATCAGCACCGTCAAGGCCGCTACGTCCAGCTGGTCCGAAATGGCCGACAACGCCAAGTACGTCAACACCATGCCGTATGAGACGCTGAAGAAGATGGGCGACCCGAACAGGTCGAAGTATGACCAGTTCGAAAAGTTCCTGCGCACGTTCAACGATGTGACCAGTGACGATGGCAAGAAGTGGGGGAGCGTTGACACCTGGGGGACCAACAAGGTCGTGGTGATCGACGGCCTGACCGGCCTCGGCAACGCGGCAATGAAGGCTGTCATCGGCGGCAAGGCCGACCGGGATCAGAAGGACTGGGGGCTGGCGCAGAACTTGCTGGAGAACTTCCTCCGTAGGATGTGCGACGACTGCCCTTGCCATTTCATCCTCCTGGCCCATGTCGAGCGCGAGACAGACCCGGTCCTGGGCGGCACGAAGATCATGGTCAGCACGCTAGGCCGGGCACTCCCGCCGAAGTTGCCATCCATGTTCGGCGATGTGATCCTGACCGTGCGTGAGGGTGCGAAGTGGACCTGGGACACGGCCTCGGCCCTGGCCGACCTCAAGACCCGCAACCTCGCCTGGGCAGCCAACCAGCCCCCGACGTTCAAGCCGATCTTCGACAAGTGGAAAGCTCGCGGCGGGGTGGGGGTATGAGAACCTTCCGCCTCCGCAAAGAATGCTTCGGTTTCCCCCGCGGCAAGGCCATGTCCGAGTACCTCGGCAACACCTTCGGCCTCGTGGGTGGCACGACTGCACTCCAGTCCTTCCCCCACGTCGCTGTGTGTGAAGTCCCCGCCAAGCTCCCATTCTACGTGATCCCGCTCGTCCAGCTTACCGAGGTCACCCCCGAGCCGCCTCCTCCGGGCTGACTGCCCAATTGACACGCCCGCCGGAGCTAGTTAACCTACAAATCCGGCCCGTATGACGCGTGGCGACTGCGTGTAAAACGGGTTTCTGTCAGTCGCATTCCTCAACCTTTGGAGTTTTTCATGTCCACTTTTGACCCCGCAGCCTTTGCCAACATCATCGTCACTGATTCCAACGACACCCAGCGCCTGCCCGTGCCCATCGGCGAGTACATGGGGCTGGTCGAGAAGCAAGAAGTCCGTTCGTGGAAGAAGCGCGACGACCCGTCCATCGGCGGCCTGGCCCTGGACGTGACCTGGACGGTCGAAGACGAAGCCGTCAAGGCTGCCCTCGGCCGCGACAAGGTGACCGTCAAGCAAGGCATCATGCTGGAACTGACCGAGCAGGGCGGCCTCGCCATGGGCAAGGGCCAGAACGCTGACCTGGGCCGGTTGCGCGAAGCCGTCGGCTGCAACGTCGCGGGCCAGCCCTTCACCTTCGCCCACCTGGTCGGCCGCCCGGCGAAGATCTCGATCAAGCACCGGCTCGACGGCGACAACATCTTCGCTGAAGTCAAGGGCGTCGCCAAGATCTGACCGCACATCGCAGCTGGTATGAGCAATCAGCAGGGCAGAGCGCGAGAACGTGGGCATTGCCAGATCAGTCTCTCGCTACCAGCTGCCCCTCTCCCCCACCACTCCTGAAAGGAGGTCTTTGATGAAGCGGTTGTTCCTGCTCATTTTCGCCTTGGCCCTTGCCGGCTGTGCGTCCCTCAAGGACGAATTCAGCACCCGCATCGGCAACACGGTGGATTGCCAGACCGGCACCATCACCAGCTGGTATGGCCCCATCGGCCTGACGACCAAGCTCGACCCAAAAGACCTGGCCGAGCTCCCGTGCAACAACCAGTGGCGGAAGTGAGGCCGCCGCAGAAGCCCTCGACCTACGGTTAGCTCAGTCAGGTCGAGGCAGTTTGATGGAGTCGCAGCCCCTCAGTGCGTAATCTGAGGGCATTCTAGAGGGCTTGCAATGAGCCTTCCACAATGTAGCGTAATCACAGAAGGTAGTTGCCACTGTGCCAAAAAAGATAATCCACGTCAAAAATGCGGGCGTTTTGAGCGGTTTTTTCCATGAGGGGTACTCTACCCCCTCCCGCATGGAATATCGCGTGCATGGTGCCATTCCGGCCCGGCAATTGGCATTCCCTCCCATCGTCACCCCCCGCGCCACGGCGCAATTCCCTCAACCGGAGGCCCCACTGTGCCCACCATCTCTCATCACTCAGTCATCATCAAATCTGCCAGGCAGCGACAGGAGTTTGACGAAACTGCCCATCAAGAGCTCGTCAATAGCATTGAAGCCCGAGGGCTGCTGCATCCCATTGTCCTGCGGCGCGAGGAGAACGGGCAAGTCCTGGTGGCAGGCGAGCGTCGCCTGCGCGCGATCAGGGAGATTTTCGAGCTGGGAGGCTCTTTCACTTGCGACGGCAAGGTTTATCGCGGACCCGAAGTTCCGTTCACAGATCTTGGCGAGCTGTCAGGGCTCGAGGCCGAGGAAGCCGAGCTTGACGAGAATCTTCGTCGACGAGACTTGACGTGGCAGGAACTCGCAGAAGCTCACGCCCGGCTGCACAAGCTCCGCGGGGCACAGAAAGCCCAGCTCTTCTCCCCTGAACTCGGCCTCGGCATTGAAGCGCCGAAGCAAACCATCGCCGACACCGCTCTGGAAATCCACGGCCGGTCTGACGGCGACTACCAGAACCGCCTCCGCAAGGAGGTCATTGTCTCCAAGCACCTTGACAACCCGGAAGTCGCCAAGGCCAAGTCCCTCGACGATGCCTTCAAGATCCTCAAGCGCAACGAGGAACGGACCAAGAACATCGAGCTGGCGAAATCCGTCGGCGCGACTTACTCCGTCGACAACCACAAGCTCTTCAACGCCTCCTGCCTCGACTACATGCAGGAACTCATTGACAAGTCGGCTGCGCCGTTCGACGTCATCCTGACCGACCCTCCCTACGGCATGGGGGCTGATCAATTCGGCGACGGCGGGGGTAAGCTCTCCGGCATTGAGCACCACTACGATGACAGCTACGAGTCCTGGAAGTCTCTCATGACGGCCTGGACTTCCGCATCGTTCATGGTGTGCAAGCCCCAGGCCCATGCCTACGTGTTCTGTGACTTCGACCGCTTCCACGAACTCAAGACCATGATGCAGCTGGCCGGCTGGTATGTCTTCCGCACCCCGCTGATCGTGCACAAGCAGAACTCCGGCCGAGTGCCCCTTCCCGACCGCGGCCCGCGCCGCCAGTACGAACTGATCCTCTACGCGATCAAGGGCAACAAACCCGTCAACAACATCTTCCCTGACGTGATCAGCGTCACCGGCGACGAGAACCTGTCCCACGGCGCACAGAAGCCTGTCGCACTGTACCAGAACCTTCTCCAACGCTCGGTCAAGCCAGGCGACACGGTCGTTGACTTCTTCGCCGGCACCGGGCCGATCTTCGGCGCAGCGACCACCATGCACTGCCTTGCCGTCGGCTGCGAACTCAATCCTGAGTACTACGCCCTGTCGATGAAGCGGATTTCGGAGCTGAAAAAGCTCGAAGCTCCTGACCTGTTCGGAGGTCTGTGATGGCGACTTCCTACGACCACAAGCAATCGCGCAACCTGTTCATCATCGGCCCGGTGGCGCTGTATGTCTGCGAGGCCCCGGCGCAGGAAATCAACGACGCGCTCGACGAAGCCATGCGCCTCGCCCGCGTGTCGGCGAAACTGCTCGGCGAAGCCCATGACGCAGGCCAGCCCATCCCCGCACCGCAAGCCGCTGATCCAGAGCTCCCGCCTCTGGGCGCGGTGAACAACATCGAGCTGGATTGTGGCCCGCATGGCGTGCAGCTCATCGACACCGTGCAGGGCACCGTCCGCTTCCATTCCCTCCGCGCCGACCTTGCCACCAAGCCTTGCATGGCCCTGTCCTGGAACGGCCGGCGAGTCTATGCTTGGCGCTATGCCAATGAAAGCGATTGGAGCCCCTTGTGATCTGCCAACCATCCGGCCCATGCCCCAGCTCCATCATGATCGTCGGGGAACTCCCTGGCGAGGAGGAGGAGCGCCTTGGCCAGCCCTTCATGGGCACCTCTGGCCGTGAACTCTCCGCCGTGCTGCAAGAGGCCGGCATCATGCGCTCGCAATGCTTCCTCACCAACGTCATTCGCATTCGCCCTCCTGGCAATGACATTGGCGCATTCATCGCACAGCGCAAGATGGATATCACCCCCCAACACGCTGCCGTGCGCGACAAGATGTGTCTCGCGCCGGTCTGGGAGGGTATCGACCTGCTCAAACGAGAAATCGAAATGTGCAGGCCGAACATCATCATCGCACTGGGCAATACTGCCCTGTGGGCGCTGACCGGCAAGTCCGGCATCACCTCCTGGCGAGGCTCCCAGCTCGAGTGCGACCTTGAACTTGGCCTGGACTACAAGCCCAAGGTCCTCCCGGCCTACCACCCTGCAATGGTGCTCCGGCAATGGAGCTGGCGCCCAATCCTCGTCCATGACCTGAAGCGGGCGAAGGCAGCCAGTGAAACGAGAGAGTTAACCCGGCCGGATTATCGCTTCATAATCCGCCCGAGTTTCGAGACAGTCCGCGACTACCTCGCTCTGCTCCTCCAGGCCGCTGAATCCAAGCCCCTCCGCCTGGCTGTCGATATTGAAACCCGCGCCGGGCATATTGCCTGCATCGGTTTCGCCTGGTCGAAGCTTGAGGCGCTCTGCATCCCGCTCTTGTGCGTCGAACGCCAGTCCGGCTATTGGATGGAGGAGGAGGAAGCCGTGCTCATGCACGCGCTCTATCGCCTCTTGACCCACCCGAACTGCGAAGTCATCGGCCAAAACTTCCTCTACGACGCGCAGTACTTTTGGCGCTGGCTGCACTACATCCCGAACGTCAAGCGGGATACCATGATCGCTCAGCATGTTTGCTTCTCCAACATGCCGAAGTCCCTCGATTTCCTCTCCTCGATGTACTGCGCGCATCATGAGTATTGGAAGGATGATGGAAAGGACTGGGATGCTTCGACCGGGGAAGACCAACTCTGGGCCTACAACTGCCAAGACGCAGTCGTGACCTTCGAGGTCGATGAGGTCGAGCAGCGGAATGTCGATTTGATGGGACTGCGCGATCCGCATGATTTCCAACAGCGGCTCTTCCGCCCGGTCCTCCAGACAATGAACAAGGGCATCCGGGTCGACGAAGCCCGGCGCATGGCCTTTGCCCAGGAGCTCTTCATTGAAATCGCTGCCCGCGAGCAGTGGCTCCGCGACGTACTGGGCTTTGAAATCAACATCAAGTCCCCGAAGCAGATGCAGGAGCTATTCTATGGCATGTTCAATCAGCGCCCTGTGTTTAACCGCAAGACCGGCGGTATCACCTGTGATGATGAAGCTCTGGTCAAGATTGCTGATCGAGAGCCTCTGCTCCGCCCGCTGGTGCGGAAAATCCAGGAGCTTCGCAGTCTCGGGGTGTTCCTCTCAACTTTTGTCAGCGCTCCTCTCGACACTGACAACCGACTGCGCTGCTCGTTCAATATCGCTGGAACTGAAACTTACCGATTTTCGAGTTCCAAGAATGCCTTCGGCACCGGCCTCAATCTCCAGAACATTCCTTCTGGCGGGGGCGGGCCGGATCAGCTTGTCCTCCCGAACGTGCGAACTCTCTTTGTCCCAGACCTGGGGCATACCTTCTTCGACATTGATCTCAGCTCTGCTGATTTGCGAATAGTCACCTGGGAGTCCGACGAGCCGGAGATGAAAGCCATGCTCCGGGAAGGCCTGGACCCATACACCGAAATCGCCAAGGAGTTCTACCATGACCCTTCGATCACAAAGCGTGACCCGCGGCGTCAGACGTTCAAGTCCTTCGCGCACGGAACCAATTACCTGGGTACT